ATATCCCGTTTTGTGTGCCTATTATGTATCTGATCGTGTTATCTCTCCCAAGCTTCTCAAAGATTATTTACATGCTTGTCTTCCCCATTATATGGTACCAAGCCACATACTCCAGCTGGAAATCATCCCGCTTACATCCAATGGCAAGGTGGACAAGCAAAAGCTTCCTGTACCAGACGTGTCCTCTGAATTAACTGACATATATGAGGAAGCCCATAATACGGTGGAAAGCATTCTCGTGCAGGTTTGGGAAGAGCTGTTCCATACGTCTACCATAGGTATCCACGATAATTTCTTTGCACTGGGCGGAGACTCTATTAAAGCGATCCAGATGACTTCCAAATTAAATAACTATGATTTGGAAGTGGGTGTACAGGAGGTTTTAGCGCATCCCAGTATAGCAGAGCTTGCTCATTACACACGCCAAAAGAGCAGATTGTACAATTCAGCTCCCATCAGCGGTGAAATTCAGCCTACACCGATCTCCATGTGGTTTATGGAGCAGTCATTTCATAATCCTCATCACTATAATCAATCGGTCTTGCTTCTGCTGAAAAATGAAATGGATCGTTCTGCTCTAGAAAAGGCATTTCACAAAGTAATTGAACATCACGATGCTTTAAGGATGAGCATACACCCGGATGGCAAGTTATTTTATAACCCGGAACTCACTGCAATTCCTTTCAAGCTGGATTGTTATGACATGACGCCTATTTCAGCAGATGCTTGGCAGCATGAATTCAATAAGCTAGTTCATAGCTTGCAATCCGGTTTCGATCTGTCCCACCGTCTTCCTATTCGAGCAGCTATATTCGATCACGGACAAGGAACCCGGGAATTGTTCATCACTGCGCATCATCTGGTTGTAGATGGAGTTTCCTGGAGAATTATATTGGAGGATGTATTGGAGGCTTATCATGCCTTAGAAGAAGGCAAGGAGGTACATTTTTCAAGAAAAACAGCCTCTGTTCAAACCTTTGCCAAGGAGCTTCATCATTATTCCACTACTGCGGATCTACGGGAGGAGCTTGATTTTTGGAATGAAATGGAGGGCGGCAACGACCATTTTCCAGCATTCATCACAAGCCAGCCATCCACTGACGTAAACTATGCTTCATGTGCAGTCGTCGAAGGAGAACTTTCCCCTGCCCATACGCACAAACTGCTCACCAAGGCGAATCAGGTCTATCATACTGAGCCTGTGGATTTACTGCTAGCTGCCTTGTCTTTAAGTGTAAAGGAATGGATTGGATTAGAAGATTTCACTTATGAGGTTGAGCATCACGGAAGGAGCCTGGATCACGTAGACGTATCTAGAACGGTTGGCTGGTTTACGGCGTTACATCCCTTACGTATTCAAGTGCCAGGTACAGAAATAGGCAGTGTCATTGCATATGTCAAGGAACTGCGCAGACGCATTCCCCAACAGGGTATCGGTTATGGCATTTTAAAATACATGCTAGGAGCTATTGAAAAAAGTAAAGAGATTCGTCCCCTACGCTTCAATTATCTGGGACAGTTCGATCATGAAAGTCAGAGTTCAGACTATGTATATAAGCATACTCCAGGCCTTCAAGATGTGGACTTCGTCAATCATCTAACGGCTGGCATCGAAATCAACAGCCTGATTGTTAACGACCAGTTGGTGGTCCATATGATGTACAGCACAACAATGTTTGAAAAAGAAAGTATAACCGAATTTATGCATATGTATGTCCAAACTCTACACCGTGTGATTGATTTTACACTTAGTCAGCAGAATGTTCACTTCACTCCTTCGGACTTTGAATCTGCTCGGATTAGCCAAGAGGATATTGAATTGCTTTTCGAATAAGGGTGCAATAAGGGCAGGCGGTTGCCTTCAACCGCCTGTCTATTTAGACTTCGGGCGTAACTGCTTTACTCATTTCATATAAAAGTGGGATTGGCAGTGAATGAGTTCTTTCGAAGATCATTTGGTTGTTTTAAACACACCCAGACGGTTCAGTACGACCAGTAAGCGATAAAAATCGTAACTGCTTGGCAGTTTCGCATCCACAATCGGGCTTGCCGGATTAAATGCAACAGCGGCAGCCATCGCTTCCTTCGCCCAGGTCGGTACTGGCATAGCCTGACGCGCCTCCAGTTCAGCTACCCGCTGATCCACTTTTTTAATATAAGCGCTCTGTTCATTCAACGTCTGCTTGAGCACATCTTTGCTGTTTTCAAGGGCAGCGACCTGCTGTTGCAGGGCTTTAAATGCCGCTTTTTCCTCTGCTGTCATTGGCTCATCCCCCTCTTCTCCTGCAAATACTTGGCGTAGCTCGGCCTCTGTTCCGGCGTATACATTCAGGTCAACCGGCCCTTGAATTCCATCAACCCGTCCACTATCGCTATATTGCCAAAAGTCCCAGCGCTTCCATGCCGTGGTATCGCTGGGCACTCGTGTACTATAACGCGCAATCCACAGCTTATAACTACCCAATGGGGCTTTGAAATGGGCAGCAAAAGCATTCCCTGTATATACCATCGGCTTGCGGCCGCTTACTCGTTCAAATTCCGTTATAAATGCCAACGCAACCTCATGAATCGCGGCCGAGCTAAGCCCTCCCGGATTATTTTCGTAATCCATCACCGCTGGCAAGTCCAGCGCTTTCGCACCCCCCACCTGATCCAGCACCTCGGCGAAATGCCTGGCTTCCGCTTTTGCTGCGTTTACACTAGTTGCATCTACAAAATGGTAAGCTCCCAGGAGAATCCCGGCTGCCTTGATCCCTTTTGCATTCGTGATAAATGTCGGATCGACGTAACGCTGTCCTTGACTCGCTTTAATAAAGGCAAACGATTTACCATCGGCTCGTACACGCTTCCAATCAATCGTTCCCTGATATCGGGATACGTCAATGCCTTCGGCAGCGTTAGGGCTGCGATTCTGCATAAGGCGTTCCCTCCTTATCATTCATAATGTTGTAGCTCACTTTGTCTCTGTTATCCATATGCTTGGACCATCCATACGGTCTGGGCTTTTCCACTTTTACACCGAAAAAAGGGCGAAAAGGTAGTCTGCCTATTTTGGTAGTGGCCACTAGTGGCACTTTATGAAGCTTTATTTTCTTTGTCGGAAGGGTCGGTTGGCTTTATTTTTTCTCCACTCGACTTGGACTCAAAAATAGCTACCGCATTCCGCAAAATATCCGGCATCGGCACTCCCATTCTGCCCACATTTTCAATAATGGACAACAGCTCGTTCGCTAAATAAAAGAAAACGACGGCATCCCGGAAGTAATGTGCATCCCCGAGAATACCGTCGATTAGATGAGCTACCGTAATGAGCAAAAACACGGTAACCTTGCGAAAAATACCGTAATACCCCTGGCGGCTTTTTAGCTCCCCATTAATCCAGGCCGCTGCCCATCCGGTGAAAAAGTCGATCACGACCATCCACCACAGCAACGTCAACATTGTGGTCCACCCCCCAAAAAAATAACCGATCAAGGTCCCCGTGGATAGCCCCAGCCAAATCTGATCGATCTTTTCATGCATATTTGTTCCCCCTTTTGAACCAAGGTGTAAAATGAATGCCCTTGAACTGATCCAAGGGCATTTAAACAATTATTTTTGTTTTGTTCTCTATACTGTTTTTTTACGGAAAATAGAGTTATACCATTTAACCGTTTCTTCCTGTTCATTCAGAGCATCAGTTGATGATGAATCACCTACGTTGCCCGTTACCAGATCAGAACGCTTGGATAAAATAATCTTCATTACTTGTTCACGTTGTTCTTCATCTAAAATGTAGCTTCCCATGATCGTTGCTATATCGCCCTCTCCCCGCTCATAGCGGGTGATGCAAGCATGAGCACAAATACGCAATTGAGCCTCTGTTAAAGCAGTCATAGTTATGACTTCACCTCTTTTATATAAAAATTTCTACTATATATAATAGCCTGTACACGTTATTTTCCTGTGCTACCAAGCATGAGCTGGGTCAGCGTCACTTCGAGATCTGCAATACGCTGCTTCAATTGGTCTGTCTCACTTGGCTGTTGCTCTGCCTTTTGTGTCAGTTCCTTAATCGCTTCGGCACTCAATCCTTCACTCCAGAACGTCGTTGGGTCTCTTCGTTCTGGAGCTGTAAAAGCCATAGCAGAATATATAGGTTCATCCCCACGTTCGTTTTCCGGCTTGTTTCGCCATTCATCATGCAGCTTCTCAAATGCAGCTTGAGTTTCCTTGCTGAGCTTCTCGTATGCGTTTTGTGCTTCAACTTGCTTTTCTGCGTATTCCGCTTCATAGGTCAGCCAGCCTTGGATATCAAAATGAGGTTGGTATAGACCGGGTGGTACTGGAATTCCTACTGTATAACCAACAAGGATGCTTTCTGAACTTGTTCCATTTATGGTACTAGAGCTACTGTCAATAAGCTGATAGGTGTCTAGCTGCTGGTTTGTATCAGATAGCGTGAGTGAAGATGGAGTATAAAAAGGGACGACACCCGAAAAGGCATCGTCCACCAACTCGTCCTCCAGATAGAGGCCATCTGTATTTACTTTAGGTACTACTTTCATGCACTTTCCTCCCTTAAACTTCTGCTAAAAATTGAACGGCATCTAAACGTATCCAGCCGTAACCTCCTCTGCCTACTACCTCCACACGCCCGTCAGGGGATATAGCAATAACGGCGGTTTTGTCGCCAGACACCGCATCAGATGCTGCGCAGGTTAATACTGTCAGTATTTTAGGTCTATACCCTTCTGGCAATCTAAAAAATGTGAGGGTTGCATTTGAAGTCGGCACCTTTATTGACCCGTGCATCTTAATAAGATTATCTGACATTTTAAGATACTGAGGCAAAGTGTCCACTGATGATGTTTCTGCCGTAACTCCATTAAGTAATGTAGGTGTAATCCACGACGGATTATCCTTATCGGCCTTCTTGTTTTCCAGCACTGAGATACGTAAATTTGCATGCTTTCCCCTGTCTACCAAGTCCAACAGCAGCGTATTTTCGTTGGCTGCATAGGTTCCAATGAACGGCACGACAGGCGAACGGTCAAGCATAAGGTATGTGACACTGTAAGAAGCATCTGAAACATAGCTGTCAGGATATATCGCTATGGCTTGACCGTTATCTATACCATTAAACACGCCCCACCCACGTAACTTGCGGTTACCGTTCTCGTACAGGCCGATATAAGAAGCTACACGCTGAGCAAGGGCATTGCCTTGTGATTTTCCAGTATTGATGTCGTAGTTATCATACTTGGCAGGCTTAGCACGCTCACGCAACACAATACCCGTACCTACTTCAACCTGATTGTCTCCCTCAACAAAGGATAGCTGCCCTTCGCTCGTGATTGGTTCTACAGTAGGTGTTGCAAGTTGGTATACAAGCTGGTACGGCGTGTATCCTGCATACGATGTTGTAGGCACGTTTTGAGTATAATTAGCTGCGCCGACAAGTTGCACCCAATACTTTGTACCCGTGCCTGTCCATGTCGCCGTCGTTGACGCTTTTGCTTGTGCTGGCGTTATGGTATTAGCGTCATATGCCTTATACCCTAAAAAGTAGGCTTTGATATCGTCCAATGTTGGCGTGTAGCTGTCTGCCCATCCGCTGTCTGCAACGGGGACAGATATAGCAAAATTTAAAGCTATCGGGTCTATCGACCATCTATCCGCATTAGACTCATGGTCACCCCACAACAATATTTTACCGTTGTATTTTGCTGCGGCTGCACCAGGACTACCATAGTTATAGTTAGCGCTTGGAATTACAGGATATATAGTTTTAAATCCTTTCTTATTTGCTATACCATTCACTGCTGTAATCTTGCCACCTTCTAACAGGACGCTTTCAAATCGTTTCACCTTGAAATATTGACCATCGCATTCAAACACTGTATCCGCATTAGCTCCTGTGACTGGATCAGCGTACAGGTCTGTTTGCAATGCTAACATGGAATTCTCGCGTGGTTTGAATGGTTTGGCTGTGTTACCGATGTTTAGCATAGGGTTAGAGATAGTCACCGCTGTCGTCGCTGCTCCCAACAAACGAACGTTAATGCTGGTTTCTCCGGTAGGTACGGTAAATGTGACGCTCAATACTCCCGACCCCATTTTGTCAGCAAGTATAGCCGATTCCGGGTTATTCGTGACGGTTATCCGACCATTAGCATCGGATGATTCAACTGATAGGGTGTATATCTTGCCGGGGACTACTGGAGAAACATTGTGTATTAGCTTATTGTCCGAAGTAACTACAACACTTCGCATATCCAAAATTACGGGACTCTCTTGTTTTGCTGACCACTCGTAAAGCGTTGGTAGTAAGTTCTCCCCATACCTGATCGCATACGGATTACGCACGGGCATTACACTGTCCACATATGGATATTTGGTAGCTACCTGTTCAGCAGTCATGCTATCTAAGGCAGCATATTCGGAAGCGTTAACCTCATAAAGACGAATAGCGTCTGCATAAAAAGCTTGACCCGTTGCTGTGGAAACCGCTGAAACTTCCAAGTTTATCGCAGTATCGTTTGCCGGTGCACATTTTGTATAGATCGTTACAAATTGACTCTTATCTATGGACTGCTTGAGCGCCTTATTACCACCCGTAGAAAAGTTTACATAAATATTGTTTGAAGCATTGATGTTTTTAACATCAGCCAGGGCGATATAGTACCTTCCGCCAGTAAGCTTTAATCCGCTACTGTACACGTTATACACGCCGGTGGCATTCTTTGCAGTGACCTTGATAGATCCCGCACCTTGCGCCTTATTAGATGTATCAACTGCAAGATCAGCTTCCCAACCTAAAAGGCTACCGATTTGATCGCCAGAGCCTGCGCGCCCAAGCAGGTTAACCAGCATTCGTCCGGTTATTCCGGACAAAGAAAATGGAGCCGCCTTAACAGCGTTAAGAATCTGAACCCCAGGTTCCAAAGTTACCGTCTTACGCTCTGTCGTATCCAGACGCTTCTTGATCTCATTTACACCATTATTCACGTCACCTGCGAAATCGTCTACAGCGCACCAGTTTTGATCCAAATACTTCTCCAGATCAAAATACGTTGTTTTGGGTGATGTGCGGTCAATTTGATTTAAACCAAGATTCGGTGTTTTTTCGCTTGCCATGTTATGCGCCACCTCCTAAATATCTATCCTGTGTTGTATGTTCGTTTTCATAGAGGGTCATAGACTCAACTTCAGCAATGGTCAGGTAGCGTAATTTGTACTCTACTGCCATGTGAGCGGGCTTGATCTCCTCAATGGCTGCTTTAAGATCCTCCACGTTGGGCGGAATCCCAATGGTATCCATAAATTTGACCGTAAATCCCCATTCGGCGGGATGAAAAGTGACATCTACCGTGCCTCCGTCATACGCTTCAGCTACATTTTTGACAAGCCGGCCAGAAAAAGTTCCTGCCCCTCGCAGCTTTGATTCCACCACCGCACGCCGTTGGTCCAATGGCTTCGTCGGATCGGTTTCGATACCCAGCTCCATTTCCCAGCGTTCCAACCCCCATGTGGCGGTACGTACGAAAAACTGTCCCACCGTTGCATCCATTGCAAGATACAAGGCGTCCAATTCGCTTCCTTTAGCATCCATATCGGAACGCATCACACGTGAGGTTTCATAATAGGCAGGCAAATAGGAAAGCAGCTCGCGTCCCCGCTCGCTGATCATTTGGCCCACTGTATCTCCCGCTATAGTTACCCGATTAACAAAAGTGTCAATACGGTTTGCACGTTTTTCCTGCTCTGGATTGTTCAATAAATCTTCAAAACTGTTCGTTCCATTGTTACTCACTGACGTTCACCGTCCCCAGCACTGCCACCTGACCTGATCCAATCTCAATATTCTGATTGCTCTGTCCGTTGATCTTCAGTTCAGAGAAATCAATAATAATTGGAATGTCCAGCAGCACAGCAGAAATTCGGGTGTACCGTACCAATGGATCTTCCTTGTAAAAAGCAAGCTGCTTCAAATACGTCCGCACACCGCTTTCGATCAGTTTTTTGATTTCATCCAGTGTGGACGGCTTCTCTTTGGTACGCTGTACCTTGACTGAGATGTTAATCTCCACTTCTGCCGCTGGCATGATGGTCACTACAGGGCCCGCTGGTGCCAGCCCTTCTCCTTGCCCATCCTGGGTCGGATCAATGTATTTCTGCACCGCAGCCACGATATCCGGACTGGCCGCGCGTTTATCCGTGTCCAGCACATATAACCCTACTGTTCCCGGCCCTTTCCAGAGAGGAACAACTTCTACGCCACCAACTCCAGCGATCTCATTCGCCCACTGGGTATACTGCGCCTTGTTGCCGCTTGTGCCTTGGTTCCGCACCTTGGCATAAAAACGCTCCAGCAACAGCTGGTCGCTCTCAACGTCTGTACCGCTTTTGGTTTCCTCCGTATTGATCACAGAGGCGACCCCGCTAATCGGGGTTGCCATCACTTGGATGACACCTGCAGGCACATTACCGCTGCGCCCGGGATTGACCGCCCGAATAGTCGCTTCCCCGGCACCTTGTTCATCCAGCGTGACCGATGCCATGGTCGCATACTCAATGGAAGCTTCCCCGGATACATCATCTGCCGGGGTCGCCACCAACGTTCCCGCCGGGACGGTCGTTCCCGCTGTGCCCGTAAACGTGACCATACCTGAGGCAGCAACCGCTTCTCGCCGTGTCACCCCATGCTCTGCTGTCCGCAAATCCAGCTCTGGCGAGCGAAAATCCGGGTTGTCGCTGGCTGCTGTGCTGGCAAAGCCACGTCGCAGTAGCTCCTGCGCCCAGATTGCCGCTTCGGATAGCATAAACGCTACCGGCGCCTGTGCATCCCAAATAAAAGAGCCCTCGGACTTATCCATGTCCGAAGGCACTTTTTCCAGCATCCGATTTAAAATTTCCTCTTCCGTCTGGTCTACCAAATATTCCGGCAAGTCTGCCATTAGATCACCACACTTTCCACAATTTCTGTTTCATCTCGCACGTTCGTAATCTGGCAGCTAAAATGGCACGCTTCACCTTCCCAGCGAAACGTGAACTGATCCACACTAGCCGTACGTGCATCTGCTAGTAATGCCTCCGTGACCATGCGTTTAATTTCGCTTTCTTGCACACCGTGCCCATAGCTGTTGCCAATTAGCTCATCCAGCTCACTCCCATAGTCAGGTGAATAGATCACATGCCGGTAGCGAGGAGTGCGAATCGCTTTTTCACACCACTGTACCCAGGCTTCTTTCTCGCCTGTAGTCACGATTTTACGGCTAGGGCTCATAACAAACTCACCAGCTTCAAAATCAAACCGCCAGCTTCGACCAAATACTGCACGGTTATCCTCCAGTACATCCGGGTCGGTCATATCCGTGTCTGTCCAGATCATATCATCCGTTTCGGGAAACAAATTAGCCACGTCCATTCACCACCTTGCATACGACTACCACATCATTGCCGCTATTCACCCGAACCGCCAGTACACGATCTCCGGGCTTGAGTCCTTCGTTCAAACTGAGATTCACATCCTCCAGCTCGTCTTCCCCGATATAAAAGGAAGTTTTCAGCTCTTTGCCTTCCCAATTTTCCGATTCCACTGCGGTTGAGGTGCCTTTATACATATGACGTGGTACAGATAGCAGTCCCGGCAACTCCGCGACCAGATAATCCTGAAGCTCATGTTTAAAATCGTCCAGTTTGAGTCCCGTGGAGGTGATCGTGCCTAATACGGCGCCCACTCCACTCAGCGCTTGCTTGGTATGCTTATGAAATGAAGATTGCAGCGCAGTAGCCAAATGCCCATAGGGGTCCTTATTCAAGGTAAAACCTCCTTTTTACATCGTCATACGTTCCGAGCTCCAGCGACATACTGCCGGGGTTACCTAATTCCCTGCTCACCGAAATGACCAATAACTTTATGGAGCCTAACATTACCGCGTCTCCTGCTCGAATCGTGTTCATATCCGGTGCATTTACCGATATCGTTTGTTGTATGCCTCTCAGCTTACTTTTGGCCAACTCACGTGCTGCTGCACCAGACTTGACCTCGTCATCCTGCACGATCACCTGAAGTGTCCCATATTTGGCAATGTCCTTCTCCTCAAGCGCCATCACCTTGGATGGTACCTCATTGCCTGATTCACTAGCAGCCGTAGCCAGTACCTTCACTCTTGTGGCCGCACCTTCCAGCGTACGGGACTGTGTCGTATCAGTCACTCTCTCCAAAACATACACATCTTTGTTCGTTCCCAGCTCGTACAGCTCCAGCCCGGAAGAAATCATCCGTGGATGATACAGCTTCCCCCCCGCCTTTGCCGTTTCGCGCAGATCTCCCAGCATCATAGAATAGATGGATTGTGTGCGGTATACGGCGCGTCCCAGCGTTTTTTTCGTATCTGGCAATGAAGCGATTTTCAGCTTCCAGTCCCTAGCATACTTCTGAAAACGCTGAGTAGCCGTCTGCTTAGCAGGGAGTAAATATTCATCCTCGGACTTGTCTAAATACACTGTACGGTCATATAACGTCAACGTCATACGTTTGAGCCCGTTGTTAGAGGTTTCTACTTCCCAGATCACTGCAGGGGACAACAAGGGGACATAATCCTTTTTGCCATAAGGAATCCCACTAACCCGGATCGACATCCCTGGAGAAATGGGCGGCATATCCGACGTAACGACCAGATTGACCGTTCCCTGATAGGCGATTTGCTCCAGTGAATCCCTCAAATTAATGTTCTCCACAAGCGGCGACAAATCATATTTATCCTGTAAAATGACTTTATAACTCATGACAGCACCAGCTTTTGCCCCGGTTTAATTGCATTCGGATTTTGTCCAATGACCTTTTTGTTAAGCTGATAAATACGACTCCATTGCGAACTGTCGCCCAACTCCAGCTTGGCAATTTTGGACAAGGAATCCCCGGACTTAACCGTATATGTTTTTTTCTTTTCTTTCATATCTGTGCGAGGCTTTTTGTTGACCGCAGCCGTCTTACTTCCTGTGCCACCAGCTTTTTTGGCAACTTTCATATCACTCCAGGTCCGCAGTGACAGATCAAAATTCACATCCCCATACTCGCCGCCGCGAAAGATCGAATTATGAGATGCCACAATTACTGGCACATTCACGGCTGTCTCCGTAATAATAAAACGTAGCGGGTTCTTGGATAACAAAAAGCCATTCAACGTGTTCATGGCCTCCTGCGGATCAGGGATATCTTCATATGTGCAATACGCTGGATTGTATTCTTTCGGAAAAAAAGAAGAGAAGGAGATTTCCTTCACCTTCTCCCCTTGTGGGAAGTCAAACTCCCCATAGGATAAAATCGTCGTTGTATCAAATCCTTTTTGCCGTGAGATCGTCACTTCCTCAGGGTTTACTGGAAACTGAAACTTTTTCCCCTTACCATCCGTCAAACTAAATTCCATCTCTTTCCTCCTTCCCCATTGCTACCATCTACTGCACTACATAGCTCCAGCGCTCGCTGGCTTGGTGTTCTGCGTTGCACGCAAAATTTCAGCTTTGAGACGGTAGCCAATTTGCGTAATAAGCCCATCCACATCCAGCTTGTTCTCATGTACAGTGACCTGTACAGCCCCCGCAGGAAGATTGAATTGGTTGGTGGTTTCCGTTTTAAAATCCTTCAAAAAGCCAGACAGGGTTCCCATCTGTTCAGGACTGATCTGTACTACTTGAGGTGTCGGATTACCATTACCTTTGCCTTTAGCTTTGGCTCCATTGTTCGCATGAGCTGCAGTATTCAGTAGTGGGTTTGGATTGACTCCCTGGTTAGCTATAGCCATCGGTCCATAAGGATTAGGGACGCCTTTTGCACCTGGTTGCGGAGGTCCATACATCACTTGAGAGCCGGGTGGTAACCCCGGAAATGGTGGCATAGGTGTTAACGGTTTGGTAGCCACAGCTACAGCTGGTTGAGGTGGTATAGCAGGTTTAGGTACTTCAGGCGGCTTAGCTGGGGCTTTCTTGGGTTCATCTTTTTTACCAAAAGAGAAGAAGTTAGAGATGCTATCACCAAAGGCTTCGCTCTTCTCAGAAAGCCATCCGGTTACTTTGGATGCCTTTTCCTTTATTTCAGAGCCATGGTCTGAAATCCAACCGCCCACTTTGCCCCCTAAAAAGTCACCTGCTAAACCGCCTACATATGAGCCAACAGCAGTGCCGACACCTGGAAGCAAAAATGTTCCAATTGCTCCGCCTACCGTACTCCCAACCGCCCCACCTACGGTGGAACCAATCGCTTGTGCGCGTTCCTTGCCCGGAGCTGCTGTAGCTATGCTTGCTGCATCTGCCAGAACCCCCAAAGGCCCACTAATGAACTTTTTGCTTACGCCCAGGCCCTTACTCACTTTTTCAACTAATCCGCTATCGCTCACCATATCTAGGACAGAAGAAGCATCTATATCTGTTCCACCCGTTAGCAAGTCGCCGGCAAAGCTAAGAATCCCACCCGACTTGGAAGAGCGGCGATTACCAGGATTTCTCGGATGATTTCTTGGACTTGGAACTCTTCGGGCAGGGTTAATCCGAGGATTGGATTCTGCTGAACCTCCAGCGTTTTGTCGTCCACTTCTGTTTCCTCGTATCGAGTTCCGATCTCTAATATTAATTCTTGCTATCTCTCCGGCTCTTGAATTAAAATCTCTTTGACCACTCGAAGACCGACGACTACCGCCTCTATTACCAGATCTTCTACCCCCTGAACGTTTGTTCCTTCTTCCCGGGCTATTTGCGCCGCCACCGCCAAACCCGCCAGTAGATTTATCTGAGGTAACTTGAATTAATTTCTGAATTAATTCTTTAATCTCCGAAAGGTCTTTATTGCCTGACGTACCTTCCGTGTTGCCTTCAGCAGCCTCTTCTTTCTTATCCGGAAAAAAGAATTTTTTAAGTACTCCTTTTGCTCCGCCTTCCTTCCACGTTTGTCTGGTTTCCATAAAAGCAGCGGGCATCTTTTTAAACGTTTGAAGACTTAAATCTTCACCTGTAACCCCTTTGTATACTTCCTGAACAACCTTGGCAGGCTCATTGTATTTTTGTAGCGCCTCAGCCCACGCTGGAAGTTTACTTTCCTCTTCTGCTTTAGGTTTTGTACTATTTAGTATGTTTAAACCAGTGTTGCCTCTAACTGCCTTCGTATTGTTCTCCAACGCTGTTATAAGACCACTAATGCCGTCGATGGACACACTACTGCTACTCTTCACCTTTAAATCCACACTTCCCGAGGCGTTAATAATCTGGGATTTGACCCGGTTAATCTTGTTCAACAGATTATCCAATCCTTTGGAGGCCATATCGTTCAGTACAATTTCCGGGGCCATGCGGGTACGTCCAATTTTCAGAACGCGGCCTTGAATCCGCTCAAAATAGCGTTCCATTGCGCGCAATTCTCTGTTCGCCTTAATGACGTTTTTAGGATCAATCACAAGGTTCATGCGGTAATTTAATGCTTCTGCCATCTATCATGTTCACCTCCTTGTTTATGCTTTTGAAGCTGCTATGCTATCCATTTCCTGTTCGGCAAACGCCAGCAGCAGCATGCGCTCACCGCGGGGAAGCCGCCAAAAGTCTCCGGGGCGGAGGTGGTGCCGGACCCACAAGTGGTACAGCATCGTCGTCATTCCCCCGGAGCTGATTAGTTTTTTAGATCAGCAATCTCAACACCAAAACCGGACAGTTCCAGCACCTTATCCCCTACTGCATCCAGTTCACCCGCCAGCAGCATACGGCGGACAGACTGTTCGCCACCGGACAGCTTCAAGCGGCTTGTAATCCGGGGATCGCCCCAACCGTTAAGGGACAGGCCCTTCACTTCCAGCTTTCCAGTAGCTTCCGAAATCAACAAGGCGTTGAACGTTTCAGTATCTACCTTCTCATCCACTGCACCTTTAACAGTCCGTCGAATTGTGCAGCGTTCACGAATGCTGTCCACCTTACTGGAGGTCAGGCCGTGCAGCACAATTTTCATGTCGAGGCGCTTGATGCGGACCGTTTCCTCAGGTAGTTTTTCAGCAGCTTCAAACAGGCTGTCCAAAATTTGTTCTTCTGTCATATTCTCATTCAAGCTCATAAGTCATTCTCCCTTATTGTTTATTTGTATTTGGGGAACGGAACGCTTGACAGCATCCCATCCCCCGTCTTCCAATTTAGTTTGCTACAATCGGATCAAGCAGCTCATAACCTTCAAAGGTGAAGGTCGTTTCTTCCTGTACTTCTTCTCCTGCTGTCCAGTTGGCCAGTTGGATTTTGTCAGCAGTGCAACGAATGAGACGAATACTTTCATGTCCGAAGGCTTCTGGATCATCCAATTTAGTAATAATCTCAAAACGATTAAAACCGCGACGAATCATATCGGATGTGACCTTGTAGCCACTCATTGTTCCCGTTCCCTTTTTGATACCGCGCTTGTGCACCTTCCACTCATTGCCCACGAGATTCAGCTCGCGTTTTTCCATTTCCACGCTGGCTTCCAGCTTGTTGATATTCGTCTGCCACACCCCGTCCACATGCGCCTGACCATACGTACCTAAAATGACTCTTGAAGCATCCAACATTTCTTTTTCCTCCTCAAAATGATCCATAATATAGTTCGGGATTTCACAAAATCCTCGTTGTTAACAAGCTACACCATTTCTGCTGATTGCCTGCGAAATGCTTGTACACGTAAAATGCTTATTTATTGCACGAAAAATGTGCCGAACAGTTGCTCCATCACGTCGGTAAGCTTCACGTTCCATTGCAGGAACACTTGATCCGGCTCCGGTTTGATGACTGGCGCATCGCCGTAGTAAGCCGGGTCGAGAATGACATCGTAGCCATCTGCTTCGATGACGTTGCTCAGCGACAGCTGTGCCAGGTATTCTTTGATCGCACCGATAAGCGCCAGACGACCTTCCACCGTGTTGTTGATTTTGCCAATGTAAGTCTCTTCGGCTGCACGCTGCAAGTCAGCATTAATAGCATCCATGACACGGATGGAACGAATTTTCTTCCATGCATTGTTTTGTCCAGCAGCCGGGTTCACCAAGCTGTTGATGCCACGCAGCGCTTTGACCTGACGACCATCGAAGAACAATAGGAAGACACCATTACGGACTGCCTGCTCCTGCTCGGAACGTGTCCAGCGACGGGTCACATCCTCAAAAGGTGTAACCGCATACGTCGCCGATTGATTCAGACGTTGGCCTGCGATCAGCCCGGCTACATAAGCAGCCGTTTGGGCGGAACTGTAGTCCGTACCTGCCAGACGTACGCCTGTACCGACGTTCACGATACCTTCATGGTTCAGCGCCAGGGAACGTGCAGAGGCCAAGCTG